AAGACTCGTTAAACTAAGGGATCACCTAGACTATATGAAGTTCCTAGTAAAAATCCGTAAAGCAAACGAGGAGAAGGACATAGAATGATTGTAGCTATTAGTAAAGAAGAGGGCGTAGTATTGAATATTTTAAAAGATGTTTTTCCTTTAGGAACCAAAAAAATATCTGAATTATCTGAATCTCATATTACTAATACATCTAAACGGCTTCATCGATTACAAGATGATGGGTATGTCTTAAAAACAGAAAATGGTTGGTTACTTACTCCTATTGGCGAACAGGCTGTTTGTTTAATTGATAAAATCCTTGAACTAGCCACAACTCAGGAGGAGACAGAATGATTCGGAGGTTTTGGTCTTTGCTCCAAGATGTAATTTATCACACTAGACTAGAGGCCATGATGGAAAACGAATTATTACTTGTGACACATCTTGAGGAAAAACACGGAGAAGATCAGGGTAAACTAATTGCTGAGAAAATGCAATCCATTCTTGATTGTAGACAGCGACGCAAGAAAAGCGAATCCGAACTTTACCATTTAGTAAATAGGAAGACGGAAACATGAGTCTAGCTTCTGAAGAACATAGATGTTACTATTGTGGAAATCACAAAAACATCATTTTGATCCCCGTCTGCAAAGAATGTTTGGATTCGTTCAACAAATATATGGATGAGGAACTAGACCAGAAACGGGATGGAAACACGGACACATGAAAAAAACATACGATATTATTTACGCCGATCCTCCTTGGAGATATGAAGGCGGTACAATACGCCCAAGTGATAGAATAGAAAAACATTATCCTACTATGAGTCTTGAAGAAATAAAAGACATGGAGATCCCCGCATCTGATAATTGTATTCTGTTTTTATGGACTACGGCCCCCAAAATTGAGGAATCTTTGGAGGTCTTAAATGCTTGGGGATTTACTTATAGAAGTCAATTAATATGGGATAAAAAACGATTGGGTCTTGGTTGGTGGTTTAGGATTCAACATGAAATATTACTTATTGGAATAAAAGGGAATCCTAAATGCCCTCCTGAGAAGAAAAGGGTAAGATCTGTTTATAGAGAAACCCGAGGAAGACATAGTAAAAAACCTGATTCTATTAGAAGATTAATTGATGAATGGTATCCAGGTAAAACTAAACTTGAATTATTTGCTAGAGATACCTTCAATGGGTGGGATGTTCATGGAAATGAGGCTTCTACTCAAAAACAAATGTATTTGGATGCTGAAAACTTTGTCCATTAACAGTATCAGCGAATGGAAATGCACCCACCCCAAGAGAAGATCATCGGCATGTATAGGTGAGGATTGCACTCACTGGTTTCTTTATGATGGTGAATGCCCTTTCATCCTAAAACGTAGTAACCCAACGGATTAGGTAGGTAGTAAACCTTATATATTAGGTAGGTAGGTAATATTAATTGACTCAAAATGCGTGAGGAAGAAACAATAAAAAACTTCATTGAGTGGGCAGAGGCAAACCGAGACTTCGATAACCCCTGGTTTGAAGACCAATGCCTAGCCTTATTGGCTAGGTATATAAAAGAACAATTTGGGAGGGACTTTCACTATTGATAGGCTTCCCAAAAGGAACACCACCAGAAATCTCTGTAAAAGAGCTGGATCTGCTTTGGAAACATCCGAACTATAAGACAAACACAAGGGTAGTTCATTGGGCTGGAGCAGACTTAGAGGAAAATGACGATTTCAAGTCACCTAGAGAAATCCTTGAGATAATCAAGGAGAAGAACAAAGAGGAATGGACGGGTGATCTGGCCTTCTGGGCTAGAGGAAATCGCTTCGTAATCGCCCACGTTCTTCTAACAGACCCGGAGAACAACTAAAATGAAATTGAAATGTAATCACTGTGGCTATACCTGGGACTATGGCGGCAGCCAAAAATTCTACGCTACCTGTCCTCAGTGTAGGTACAAGGTGCCCGTCCGTGAAGTTGATGATCAAGAGGAGATAGAAAAATGACTGTAGAAGAAAAAGAGATGATTAGTTGTCCTGCATGTGGACATACAGACTATGAGGAAAAATTCAAGGTATCAGAGAAAATGGCGAACTTTACAAACACATATCCTGGGGAGCTTGTCTGTCCTATCTGTAGAAGAAAATTAAGAAGTATCCGTGAATTGGGCGATCAAGAGGAAGTGAAAAAATGACACACTATCATAACGTATTCTTAGTAAGGGCCTCAAACAAGATTAGTGCTTTAAAGCTAACTCAGATGTTTTTAGCTCCATTCGATGAGAACTTGGAGGTAAAGCCTTATCGAGAATATCTTAATGAAAATGATATAAAACACATGGCTGAATACTACAAAGTTGACCCAACAGATCTAGACAGCCTTCTTTTAAAGCTAAAAGATTGGGATGGAGACTCAGGAGGAATACAAGAGGGGCGGCTATTCTATGTTAGAACACAGAACCCCGAGGGACAATGGGACTATTATCAGTTTGGGGGCCGCTGGATGTGGTCAAACCTGATAAAAGACAATATGGATAAAATAGTAAAACCTGGTACAAACCATTATTGGAACCGATTTCATGATAACGAAGTCAAAGGGAAAACATGGACCATAACTTATCCCGATGGGACAGTCCACCTTTTAGAATATGGACAAGACTTTGAAATAAGAAAATGGGTATCTAACCATCCCGAACTTAGTGAGGTAGTTGATGCAACCGAGATAGACTTCACTCCCATAATAGAAAAATTAAAACAATCATATAGAAAATCAGTCAAGTTCTGGGGTGAACAAAAGGATAACGAAGAAACAAGCGAAGACATAAAAAACTTGTACAAAAAAAAGATTGATCAAGGATTAACAAAGTGGACTGCAGACTGTCACTTTTGGAATATTACCGATAATAGCTATAACTATGATGTGGGAGAAATAAAAACCGAGCCTAAAAGATGGTATCTAGTAAACGTTGACTTGCATTCATAACACGCCGTCCATTTTTGGTACAGGCTGACGGAATTATAGGTGTTGGGTATATATTTTTTCCAAGTGACTTGCACAGTTTTTCCATGAGTGTCTTTGCGCTTTTTTTAATGCGTTTTCCCCCATCGTTTCACATAGTTCAGGGTTGTTTATTGCATAGACTATTTTTTCAGATAGTTCTCTTGGTTCAAATGAGGGGTTAATAAAAAAACAGCAGTCAGCCCCAATTTTCAGGTTTTCTGGTAAGGATGTTGTAATTATCGGTCTACCTGCTGCCATATAATCCATAAGGCGTTGAAGAGATCTGGCCCTATTGAATATGGTATCACCGAGGGGTAATAGGAAGAAGTTAGAAGAGGATAAATATTTGCCGAATAAACGAGAAGGCTGATACCCAACGTAGATGATGTTTTTATTTATTTTTAATAGTCTGGCTTCAGCGATCCATCTTTCACGCCCACCTTCTCCCATCAACATTAACTTTGCTTCCGGTTTTGATTCCAACACATGTTTATGAGCTAATAGTATTGGGTTTATTTCGTTGAAGGTCTTTGTGCCAAACGATGTTTTTTTAATGTTGCTTGTGTAGATAAATGCGTCTTTTGGGAGGTTTAGATCTTCTCGGGCTTTATTCATGTCAAAGTTATGTATATCTTCAGTGTTCGCCCCGTTTGGTATTATATGTATTTTTTTATCACATATACCAGTCATTAATGCTCTTTGTCCTATGGTGTTATTTGTGATAGTACAGGCATCTGCACATAAAGGGACTTTTTCCTCTAAAAAAGTAAGCATTGGTATAGCTATTTTGTATGCCCCTGAAAAAAACAGGTCTAAGCTACCGCCTTTTCCCCACCAATCATCCCAGTCAACAAAAACCTTTTTTCCAGTGAGTTTAAAGAAAAACGTAGGAACCGCGTTCTGGGGGAATAGTGCATCGAAAGTATGTAAAACATCTATATCTGAGTTTAATATATAAAAAAGATTTAATCCTATATGCAGTAATAGTGTTATAGCCTGGGATAATACGTTATAAAATAGATTTTTTCGAGAGGTAACTAAAGAAGGTAGTAATAAGATGTTCACGTTATCGGCTCTCTTTTTTACCATTTTTATAGATGGGGTTCTATTATGGCATATAACCATAGTTTCGTGACCAAACTCGGATAAATATCTTGCCAGGAAAAACGCCCTCCAGTAACCTGCTTTTCTCTCAATGGCTGATGTTAAAAAAATAATTTTCATTTTAATATCCTATTTCATATATTTTTATATAAAACTTATGGAACAAATTGTAAGTCACCCTTGATTTGATTACACATACTCCACTTCTATTGAGGTTATCAAAACATTAGTTGCTATCGATGGTCCGGATGCTGCTTCGTGTAGAACCTTTATTTCCATCCAGTCGTCGCCGTTGAGGTCGTCTATGTCTGCGTCGTCTGATGCTGTTGCTACCCAGTATATTCTGTCGTTGACTGCGAAGTTTGTAGTGGTGCTGTTGAGGGTCGCTATTGCGATGGTTTCTGTGGTGTAGACTTCGTTATCTGTGCCTCCATAGCCTTCTATCTCTATCGTCATCTGTTCTGTGTCTGAGCCGAGGGAGATGCCGTATATTTTTAGTTGTATGACATAGTCGGCGTCATTGGGGATTTTGCATGAGCCTAGTACGTAGTCTGTTGCGTCGTTAACTAATCCTCCAAACGGTGCTGCGGTTTGCCACTCTGTCGCTGATACGAGGCTTAGTGCCTTGGTGTCGAACAGGGTGTTTGTGCCGTCATCGGTTACGGCTACTGTGCCAGTCAAGTCGTTTCCGTGGAACTGGTTTTCTGTTCCCGACTGTATTCTTATATGTGAAAGCGCGTCGGTTATCGCGTTGTCTCTAAAAATATTATAGTTTCCTCCCTGAACGTGGATTCCTCCTTCAACGAAGGCTGAATATGTTATGTTGTAGATTTCGTTTGCCTGTATCGTGTTATAGTCTCCGTCTACGCGGATTCCCGCCCTCATTACTGCGTATTGATCAGAAATGTAGTTGCTAGTTATAAGGTTGTAGTCCCCCGTTACTTGTATTCCCCGTGGTTGATGAACCGAGGCGTCGTCCCCACCATCATATATCTGGTTTCCATCTACTAGGTTATAATTTCCTACAACCCTTATGCCCCTTGACTGCCCAGAGATATAATCATAGTTTTTACAGTAAATATGGTTATCGTTAACAATATAGTGATTACTATTTACTTCAATGCCTGTCATTACACCAGTTATCGTGTTATCGGTAATCCTACCTTCGTTTGAATATGTGTCAGTATAAACCCCGACATTGCTGTTGTTCACATAGTTGCTCTCAACTACGGCTCGATACGAGAATTGAAGGAGTATCCCTTGAGTGACAGTGTCTCGGGTTTCACATCCCTTCACATAGCAATCAACTGAACGTTGCCCACTCGTACCCGTTATCTCGAACCCCGTGCTGCCGCCGAAAAGCCACGAATTATTATTCTTGTCGGCTATGCTATCGATGAATCCACAGTTCTGGGCTTGGTAGACGCTATAACACGTATCCGCATCGGTTCCATAACAGTTCACAGCCCGAGCATACGTTGTGTCCCCAGTGGCCTGTGCGCTAAATATAACAAAGTTGTTGCCGAACCCCTCCCCGTGACAGTCTTTAACAAGGATATTCCAGCTCTGGCGTCCTGCCGCCGAATTTCCCTCGACGAGTATGCCGTTCCTCAGACAGTTCTTCACGTAGACTCTTTCAATGAGTACGTTGTTTACACCGGCAAGCTCTATCCCGTTAGGGTGCCTATTGGCGACATCCCCGTTTCCTCCCAGGTAGTTGCCGTCTATCATGAGGTCTCTGATCGTTATGTTCTCGTTGTGCCCTAAGTCGTGGTTCACGTTCTCTATGAGACCGTTACGATCAGGTATGTCCGTGGGCGCGACAAGGACCGTGTTGTTCATACCCTCTCCGACTAGGTAATCGTTATCCCCGAGGGTCGTGATCTGGTCCCGGCAATAATAGACGCCTTGAGAAAGGTGAACCACGCCAGTCACGTTCCCCAACGCCCATTTAACCAAGTTTGTTGTCGGCGTGGACTCGGATATGACGCCCACGCCTAGTATGTTGGCGTAATATGTCCCTGCGTCTATCCAGAGGTACGCGCTGAAGGTCTCGTTATCGTTTGTGCCGCCTCCCGAGGGCCATGTGTTCCGGGCTACCCCGCCTAACGTGATTAAGTCAGTGGCTGTGATGTTATCAAAGGTAACATCATCGGTAGTTTCGAGGTCTTGGTTCATCGCGTAGAGTTCGTTGTTTCCATGCCCTGTGTTAACGGTCAAGAATGTAACCGCGTCGGTATTCTCTACATCTTGATTCATGGCATATAGCTCATTGTCTCCCTGCCCTGTGTTGAGTGTAATGCCTGTGAAGGCTCGGGTGTTCGATATTACCTGGTTAGTACCTATCCAGTACCCGTAATGCGTGGCATTCCACGATGGCATAACGCCGCCCGCGTTCTGCCGGAGCGTGTTCTGCGGGATAGCCGCCCATCCTATAGCGGTTCCTGCCAAGAGGAGGAATATAAAAGCGAACCAGACAACCCGATTATTTTGTCGTGAGGGCATACCTGCTCAAGTATAGATATATAAATCTGATAGTATAAATATTTATACCTTTAAAGCATAAAAGATAGTGAGCCACGGATGAAGGCCGTTAAACTTGCTTTACTCATGATTATAGCCTTCTTCATCTGCATACCACCCGTCTATAGCATTGACTTCTCGGCAGGAGTAATCTTTCAAGGCGGGGGCGGTAACGTAACCTTCGCCCAAGATTTCTCAGCGACTCGGGTGGTGCTAGGGCCTAACCGTTTCTACGTTTTAGTGTGGGGCGGCCATAACCGTGGAACCCTTGGGTTTGACGTAGACGCTGGATCTAATATGACGGTTACAGGCGTCACGGAAAGAGCCATAACCTATACCATCGACCCCGGCGGCGGAGCTCCGCTTCACTCTCAAGTATATTGGGATGCCTATAGCAGTCCTACTCGGGTGACGGGAGCAGATAATATGAATTATGATGAGACAACCGGAGTCACTACCATTACCTCAACGGGGGTCGCCGCCGTTACCCTGTTCTACGCGGATATAAGCCATGATATGAGAACAGCAGGGAAAAGCATGACGAACCTATTTACATTATTCGCGGTTATGTGTGTCTTCGCGGTCCTTGATGAAGCCCGAGGCGGTTTTGAAAACGGTAAACTAACAGCTTATCTAATAGGTCTAGCCGTGGTTATGGCTATTGCCGCCGTCATATCTGGGTGGGGATACTAGGTGAAACGATTAATCTTTTTTCTATTCTTAATCACTTTAACATCTATCCCCGTAGCTTATGGCATCGACATCTCAACAGGCATGATTTTTAGTGGTGATAGTGGCGGCCTCGTCACGTTTAGTCAGAACTTTGTAGTACAACACATATTACTCGGTCCCACCCAGTTTACAGATCTAGAGTGGGGTGGAATAGACTACGGGGGCTTCATTTTTGACGCTGATACAGGGGTTAATGTTACAGTCATTCAGATAGCCGACAGAAGCATCACCTACGATGTAGCAACAGGCATCGGGGCTCCGGTTCAGACGGAGGTATCATACACGGCGTATGGAGCCCCAGTAACGGTAGCAGGCGCAGACTCCTATGACTATAATTCCAGCACCGGGATAACCACCGTAAACTCCACCGGGGCTTCTACTATCACAGTCATCTACGGAGGCCGACATACAAGCCCCCTGTTATTAATCATAGTAGCGATATTAAGCATCGTAACATATTTAGGAGCTAAACGATAGTGGGAAGAAAAAACCAGATGAAATACGTGTTAACTGGCGCAATAATCCTATTCGCCTACATATTCCTCGTCATGTACCCCGACGTTGCAGGACTCCCCGCAGACAGCGCAGACACCATGATCACACTGTTCCCCGGTCTCTTTATCATCATAATAGCCATATATGCATTCAGCGACAGCCGGGGAGTAGGCCGCGTAGCCTGTATGATAGGCATAGGCTTAGGACTCTGCTATTTCATAGATAGTGCAAACACAGCGGGCCTCGTGACGATAGAGATGCTAAGCGGGCTAACCGTGGGTCAGCTACAGATATGGATCATGGGCCTAAGCACGATCCTCGGCGGCATCAGCTACGCCTACAGCCGCTAGGTATAAACTTTTATACTCATACAAACAAATAACAATTAACCGTGACTAGGAGCTGAAAAAAAGTATCTAAGAGCATCCTGGCGAACCCAACCGTCCAAACCTCGCTTGTGATCGCGGTGATCCTTACCCTCGCGGGAATCGCGTTCATGGCCAGCGTCCAGACGGAGCTGTGGGACGCCGCAGACGCGATAGCCGGGCTTCTAGTCCTCATCGCACTCGTCGCTGTCTTCAAGCAGTTGAAGTAGCCACGGGCGGCATGAGCTAGAGCCGCGCCCCTTTTTATTTACCCATCAATGGGGATACTATGAGTCGTAGAAGAACGGAGGCGTTTCTAAAACGTCGATACATATACCTTCACCGGGGCATCCGTAGACACACGGATAAACTGGTAAAGAACACCCATAAAATGAGAATAAGCCCAGACCGGGCAGCCAAGGGAAAACAGGAGTTTATTAAAAGAATTAAAAACCTTTTCCGTGGATAGTATAAATATTTATACCTTCAAACACCCTTAACTATTGAGCTGAATTGCCCCGTAAAACCCCTATCCGCCACAAAGTACGCAGCCACACTCGAAGCGGAGTTACAGTAAAGTCCTATAAGCGGGGTCAAGGCGACAACCCCCATACACCACCCAAGACCCAGAGCCGCCGCGCTGGGACAGGGTACACGGTATCACTAATTTTCAGCAAAGGCAAGGAGAACTATAACGTCGGCGGCGGCACCTACACGGGGGCCTTACGGACTGGGTTAACCCGCATCCAGAGGCCGGAAATACCGCAACGAGTCCAGATACGGAGGCTTAAACGGTGACACCCTCCCGGTTTAAAGAGGTCATATTTGTCCTCGGTCTCGGGGTTATAGCTGGTTACTATGGGTTAACTTGCTTTGTTTTCATATTGGCTTCTCTTACGGGGTATGAGTCAGTTACTATTCACATGAATCTCTTTGGTGAGATGACCTTTGAGGTAATTATTACCGTTCTTTCACTACCCTGCGCTGTATATGCTATAAAAGAGACAGTTAGACTCAAAAAAGCTGAAATAAAGGTGTTGAAAGGTGAGTAACTCAAGACGAAGACGGGAGGAGCGTCGAGAAGAGTTAAAGACCATACGCACAGGACAAAAAACACCTGAAAAGAAAACAAGGCAATCCACGAAGGGCCGCGAGAGGCGGGAGGAACGGCGGTTCGGCCCTAAACGCACAGAGAAACCGAGGCGTGTGAAGGCTAAACCCATAAAGGATTTACATAGTGACCTAGACAAACTGAAAAGCGATACAAAGAAGCTGCAGAAACAAGCAAACCTTACCCGAACACAGATAGACGATATCAAACAGATGGATAGAGAGATCAAGAAAGCCCATCAGAAGATAAAAAGTGGCAAAGTTAACGAAAAACGAGTTAAAGAGATAAAGGAAACCATTGACAAGATCGAGAAGGTCAAAGAAGAAATAGAAACCCCTCCACGGGGCTCATGGTATGGTGAACGAAAGACTTTAGACTGGGAAGAACTGACACAACGACTTTATGATAAATCTAATTTCCCATCTCAAAGCGAGATGAGAAAAGCCCTTGAAGAGAAAGGCATGGCGGCTAAAGAAGATTTTAAACCTAAGACAGTGGGGGAAGCATTAACTAGAGTAGCTTATGCAGCCGCTGAAATGATTGGCGGAGGGGTTCGTGAAGCCACCTTTGGAGCCACTGGATCACTTGGGGCAGAGAAAAGACGGGGAGGCTTTGCTTTACAGGTTGTGGGTGGGTTGGCAACACCCACCCCAGCAGACTATGCGGCGGGGTACGTGATAGCTAAGGTTGCACCATTGAAACGGGGCCGCAAACTGCTGAAAAAACTAAATGACTATATGTACCCTGAAGAGATGTGGGCAAACCCACAGATGGCAGCCAAGACTAAGAGAATATTTGAAGATATGGCTGGTCCGGGTCATTGGACCACCACGCAAATACGTGAATTAAAAGGCGCATTAAAACGACTTAACCCTAAAAAAGCGAAGAAAATAATCACCTTTGAAGATTGGAATGAACTTAACGAGATAGCTAAACAGGGAGAGAAAATCAAAGGAGTACATGGATACAGTACATACGATCTTAGAAACGCGAAAAAAGCATTAAAAAGACTAAGCCTATCAATGGATGATAAAGGATTACCTACCGAACTATTTACCCCCGCAGAGAGACGACAATGGGAGAAACTGGCAAACAAAAACGGAATCAGCACACATGATCTACGATACGCAAGCCAAGAGAGACTTAGACGGCTGATTAATGAAGCTATAGAATACTATGAATCCCACCCCTACGAGACAAGGATGGTTCAAGTAAATGAAGTATATGATGAATATGTAAACACCTATTGGGATACTGACGAATATATAAACTTCTTAAAGAAAAACAGGGACATCCCAGATCCAAACCTTGTAGCGTCTATTCTCATCAACCGTCCATTCAAGGATATACCCAAGATACTAGAAGACGTTGCAGACTATAACCTGAAGAAGCCAATTCCTAAGATAGTTGAAAGCGTGTCAGAGAAACGAAAACCCACAGAAGATGAAGATACTGGTGAGGATGTAGACGAGAAACCAGATGACGAAACAGAGCCAACACCCTTTCCACCCAAAGAAGAACCAAAAGAAGAACCAAAGGATGAAACAGAGAAAACACCTAAAGAAGAACCAGACGAGGAGGATGAACCAGAACCACCGCCACCACCAGATGAGGACGACGAACCCGAACCAGAAACCAAGAAGAAGCCTCTCACAGAGGACCAGAAGATAGAGATCCGCCGCCACCGCCTACAGCTATTCAACGGCCCTAAAACCATTTATAAAGTAAAGTACGTGTTCCCCCGTGGGAAAGGTCAAACCATACGCATAGAGGCACGGGGCTTTGTGGAGGCATTAAACAAGGCGCAGCGGCGACGCAGATCCAACAAGCACCATCCTAGCCTTGTGGATATAACGAGGATAAAGGGATGATGAAGAGACAACTACTCTTAACACTGATACTGGCCTCCCTGCTCACCCAGCCGGTTCACGGCCTCCAAAACAAGATCCTTGAACAAAGTAACGATAATGGGGAAGATATACTCATTCAAGACCATCATCCAAGTGATGGAGCAAGAATAAGCGCGTATGGTACAACCTTTAATCTAAGCGAAACCGCGTGGATAACAAACATAACCCTCTGGCTACATCAAACCACAAACCCCACCTGTTACATGAATGTAAGACTCTATAACCACAACAATGGAACATATGGCGTTGACGGCATACCTGAAACCCCATCAATAGCAAACAGCTCAATACTCATAGCCCCAATAGCCGGAGCATATACACCCTATACCTTCAACTTCTCAGATGATGATAGAATACAACTAGACGGAAACCAGATCTACGTATTCGCATTAGTAGCGTGGAACGGAACCTTAAACGACGCAAACCGAATCGAGGTAGACGGACTACGGGCAGGAGCAGGACCAGCCGCGGGTACATATGACGGAAACGGTGTAAACTATACTAACGGGGCATGGCTACCTATGCCGAACACTAACCCCTGTTTCATCATGCGCGGGGATGTACTTTGGAGTGGTACAGCCGATTTAATTGATGATGCTTTCAGCTACTTTGGGATACTCAACTACATGGCAAACGCCACAGCCTATGTCACCGGCATAGCTGCTCACTTCTCTTCAAGCATATCAAACATGATCACGTTGATCAACCAGCAATTCAGGATAATCTCAAACGTATTCACCTGGGTTATGCGGTGGGTAACACGGTTCACCGACATGATCCTCACCCTCACAGGCTACGTAACCGGGATATTCGACGGCACCGCAGGAGTTGTAACTTACCTGGGGAACTGGTGGACCTTCATCGATCTTGCCTCATGGTATCCACTAGTCACCCTCATCTGCGTATTGCTTTGGGTGGACAGCATAGTGAAGCGGGGCCGCACCCAGGGAGAAGTACAGGTAGCCATACGTGACCTGCAGACTATCACAAGCATACTAAGCTACTTCGCCAGCATGTTCACCCTGGTCATAAACACCGTGGTAGACACCACGTTCCGCTTGTTCGACGCCATAACCTAGTATAAACTTTTATATCCTATTCAATAAGGTGCAAATATAATGAAGAAGAAGGGAGAACCTAAACGCGACGGCAGCGGAGGCGGCACCAGGAAGAACAAGGGCCGCGGAGGCTGCAAAGACACCAAGCCCAAGGGTAGGGGCAGAAACCGCCGGAAGCCGTAAAGAAGATCCAAGCAAATACCCTAGCCTAAGTAACCGAATTATGCTTGGTAAAAACTACCATCTCTGTACCAATAGTTTTGGGAAGTATAGTCTCCAGTTAAGGTGGCTATATCTGTCATCTACGCCCTGGGTTGTGTGTCCTGTATAGATGTCTCGTTCCTCTTTGGTGAGTCCACATCGCTGCGCGAGCTCCATTGTTCGGTAATGCCTCATCGATCCGTGTAGGGCTAATCTTCTATAGTGGCGTGGGACTTTAGTTTCATTCACTATATTTGGTGGCGGCTTAATGAAGGGCTGAATCTCCTCTGGGACTTTGTTTTTAATTGCTTGATATTTCTCTTGATCTATTTCTCTTATAGTGTATGGCTCAATGGGATAGATGTAACCATCAAACACTTTCTTGACCCCATTATATAGATCCTGTCTAGTATAATGAAAAACGGGTTCATCCTTTAGGAACCCCTGGAAGTAATCATAAACGGGTTTAGCGAAAGGCTCTAACTCAGGGTCCAATGGTATCCCTATATCCCGAGGCAATCCATCCCGTTTACTAGTCTTAACATGCAATACCAGGGCTTCATGGCCTAGATGCTCTGCTATGCTAAAGTCACTCCCATAAGGGCCGTTAGGCGTGGTTCCTTCATCGCTAGGGCAAACCTTTGTAACAATTTCACTCACCCGCCCCGCTATCAGATACCCATACATCCCGCCCATTCGATGCCGTTTTTCAGGTATACCTCGAATAAGACCTCGAACAGTCTTGTAATCCGGCAAAGTCCCGCTATCTTTGTCTAAAAACTTCATAACAAAACCCTTACCATGCGGTATAAATCCTTAAACCCCTATAAAAGGTTTTACAGTTGTAAGTAAGTGTAGAATACGGGGAAAACGCGAGAAAAAGGGGGGTCTAATATACTATATATGTATAGGGCAGGGAGAGGGGGAAAAGGGTATTATCGGCATTGTGGTATGGTTTTGATATAGTCGGGGTACTTCCTTGTAAAACCTCTCTGTACGGAACGGGCTGTGTTTTCTCCGCTAGGTTCATTGTTCTCTTCGAGTATTTCTTGTATAACAGATAAATCTATATTACCCTGAGAGGTAGTGCAAAGCCGTTCTTCATTATCTTTTATTAGTTCAATTCTTTTAGTTAGTGTGCTACTATTCTCTTCCTCTTCTTTTTCTTTTTTTACGTGGTTTAGGAAGTATTCTTTGCGTCGTTCATAGATGGCTCTGATTGTCTCGCAGTGGTTTTCTGGGTCTTCGTTTTTGAGGTCTAGGTGTTTGCATTTGAAGCAGTCGATCCAGTTGCATATTCCTTCGTCGGGTAGTAGTAGGTTTACTTTACCGAGGCGTTTTACATAGGGCTCTTTAGCGAATCTGGGGAAGTGTTTTCGGTAGCAGATGGTTTGTCCTCGTTTGGGGAAATAGAACTCGTAGTTGAACACAAATTTGCGTAGTATCTTGTCTATCATCTCTGTGTGAAGGACCACGAGGAAGAGTAGGAACCCCTTGGATCTTATGGCGGCTATGTGGTTTACGATTTCCTGTTGTTCTCGTTCTCCCCACCTTCTGGCACTTACACCGTAATGGGCCTCATCTATGACTATTACTTGCCCTCGTTTCAGTGGTGTGTGTTCCCCTGTGAGGTAGTCCAGGTGTTCACGGCTGAAAGCTATCTGTCCATCATCCTTGTTGCCGGGTGGTGGGGGCACGTCGTTTATGTGGAACTTGGGGTCTAGTTTCTGGGCGATCCTCATGACGCCATAGGTTTTACCTTTGCCTGGGTAGCCTGTGGCTGCCACCACTACGGACTCGTTATCTCGTCGTTTCTGTAGGATCTCATCAAATATCTTCGTGCTGTATCCCTCCCCTTGAAGTAACAAGGTGTGCCCGTATTTCACGCATTTAACCCCAGCTTTCTCCAGGTATTTGAAGCGGTCCGGCATAGGGTAAAGGCGTTCATCCTTACCCTTCGGTGTCCGGTATCCTTGGCCTTCTGAACGGCGTTTTTTTTCGCTCAACTATATATTCCTCCGTGTCTCCTGCGTCTTGCTCTAAGGGGTCTATCTGCCATGTGAGGCCTGCGTATTGGGCGGCGTCCATAGCTACTTCGTTCATCTTCCGGTAGTCGATGGTGGTTACTTCGTTTAATGTGGGGCTCATTATGTTGGGGTCGCTCCAGTCTATTGACCCGTCTTCGAGGCGTTTCACGGGGTCCTCTTCGTCGAAGAGTACCGGGTTGTCCTTGGTGCCGATTCTTACGCCGCAGTTGTTACGGTAGAGAAGGGTGGGCTCGGTTGTCTGGTATGTGTCCTGGTGGTCATACACCCACTGTCGCCAGTAGATAGGTAGGTTTGCTATTAACTGGTACACGCTCTCCTCGTGGTTTAGAGCTGCTACTTGGTTAGTCCGGTCTAGCTGCCGGATGAACACTTGGCTTATGTCGGGTTTCTCCCTGAAACTGGATTCACCGAACGGTCTATCACTCATCTTCATCTATCTCCATGCCGAGGGCGTACTTCTGTATCGCTTCCATCGCCTCTAGGTTCTCTTCGCTGAGGGTTTTATGCAATAACCGGACCCACGCTACGCGGGGTTTCAGCCATCTGTATATCTTTGGGGCTAGGTATAGGAAGACAATGAGCCCTAGAAGGGGGAGGATAAGGTAGGCGTCCCATTCAGGTGCGGTTAAACTCATTTATGGTTCTCCTCTTGCTTGTTTGGTGAGCCGGAAAAGGGTTAGGAAAAAGTCTGTCAATAATAGTAGCTGTAACATGATCAAGACCAGGAGGGCTCCCATGTATGGGAGGTTTGGCTCAGATATGATGAAGCCGCCGATGCCTACGAAGAACAATAGGTCCAGCACTACTATGAACATCTTAAAGTATCCCCAGCGGGGGAGGGCGCGGCGGGCTTTCTTCATGGTGTAAATCTTTTTTATTAGATCCCTTTGGGTAGGCTGGTTCTCAGAGTCAGGTTGGTTCCACCATTCCTCGGGGTCTGTTTCCTCAGGTGTTGGGGTGGGGTCTTGTTCGTCACTCAATGCCTAGTCTTTCCTTTTCTTTGTCTTCCCAGCGTCGGTTCCAGAGGTTTCTTTCAAGCCACCCAGGTTTCTCGATCTCTGGTTCAAGATCCACGACGCCTCCTTTTCTAACCGATTCAGCCCGTAGTAGGTCACGTCTTCCTCGACCTCGAATTGATACCAATAGATCCAGATAGTTGTCTACGAGGGTGCCTATGGCCTTGTCACCGAATACATCTGCGTAGCTCTGTAGGAGTACGAGGCTTCGCATCCCTTGAGGGATGTTCTTAGGGTCCGTGAGGACGGTGAGGATCTTCATGTTTATGCCGCCCTTCGCTAAGGTCTTGGAGTCGCTGCCTAGCTGGTTTGCCAGAGATGCCCCGGCCTCGTCTTCTAGGTCTTGCTCCGGGTAATCCACGCTCATATTATCCCCTGTTTGAGGCCGAAATACATGATGAAGGCACCTAAGCCGAGCCAGAGAAGCCGGTTCATCCATACCTCTCCCGCGTCCTTCGTGGGCTCTGCAACGGCAAAGTCCCTGAATACGTTGATTACATGCTGTCTTAGTATCTGGTAGGCTGATACGCTGCTCAGGGTTTTCTCCTGTTCCTTTGTGAGTTGTACGGGTTCCACGGTGACGGTTGCCCCGTATGCGGTGCTTTCAATGGGTTCACTAAGGTGGGGAGGTAGTTTGTTGTATTCGTTTTCGCCCCAGGCGAATATTAGAAAGTCTTTCATGCTGGATTTAACTGGTTTCCCGGCATTGAGGTATGATGTTAAGGGTACTCCGGGGGATGCAAGCCATAGCCTCCTCTTATCGCTGTTCCACCCTGGGCCTTGTTTCTGGTATCGGTAGACCACGCCTTCATGTGGATGGCATATTAGGCCGATCTCGACTTCTTGATCAACGGTGAGTGGATCAAAATTCAGGCTGTCTGGGTAGAATAGATACACTTCTTTACGGGTGCCCCGTTTCAGTCTATCACTCATCTCTGTTTTCCTCTAGATATTTTTTTAGGAGCCCGTTTATTAGTGCAGAAACGTTGATGTGGGATCGCTGTTTTAGTTCATCGTTTATTTCTTTGTCTATGGTTATGTTGCGCTGCTCCTTCATCGAATAATTATGGGTATGTATAGGTATAAATATTTATACCTTTAACACACATTATTTGTGAATGACGCATTTTGAGCCGAGGCCGAGCCAGATCAAGGAACACCGGCATAGTAATGCGTCCAAGGACACGGCGGGGGATCAGAGGTCGCCTTATACTTTATGGAGTTTAACCATGTTTCGCCCTCGGCTGCGTGACCGGGCGGGGTCTTGTTTCCTCTCCACTCTTGAGCCTGTGGACTCTGAGTTGTTGCAGCGGTGCATGGACCTTGTTTTTCCTTGGCGGGTAGACTTGTATATTGTCTCAGAGACTTTTTTCCAGGTACAGTTCCACGAGAAACAGGGCTGGCGGGATATAATCAACTACACGCGGCGGGCCTTCAAGGAGATGAACCTGAGTTGATGATCTGGCAACAGACGCCCCTTGGATACCTGGTTCAAGTCCTCATATTGGGGCAGCCGTTTCTCTGGATGCGGCTCTATGACTCGGAGTTATGCGTTTCAGAGTGGGTGAAATATCTCTTCTATATTGGGGGTATCGTTGCCTTAGAGGGTGTCTGGGTTTTCAAGGCAGGCATTGGGTTCTACTCCACGGCCTTGATTCTTCAGTACATCGTTTACGTCGTGGGGTCTACCTACCTCTATAATCAGCGGTACGGAATCAAGCAGGCGGTGTGTCTGGCGTTTCTCACCGTCTTTCTTAATAGTTATTACTGGGAGCTTCCGCTACACCTAGCCGAGTACATACAGGTTGGTATTTACCCTGCCCAGTTTGTGCAGCTCTGGCGGTTGACTCCGCTGGTCTTCTTCATACCCAGAGGTATGATAACGAAGAATGATTTTAAGCCGTTACTCGGTGGAGTCTTTTTCAGTATCGTTTTGATGGTTTACAGAAGCCAGCGATACCGTCAGCCCTTCCAGGCACTCACTCACCCGGTTAACCGGGTCGTATGCCTCGCGGTGCTTGTCTACGTGATAACGGGGAGGCTATATTTTGAAGATTAGAAAAGTCTTGCTGCGGTTCCTCCGCAACGCCCGAGAGGATGTTTTCAGTAAGAAACTTACATGGTATGAACGGTTAAACAAGATATGGGATTACTTTAAGCGTGGTAACGGGGAGATCCGTAACTTCCTCGCTATCTGGAACCTCATATTGTTGTTCGCTATAAACTTGAACTTCAAGCTAAGCATGACCATCGTGTTGGTGTGGACGGTGTTGTTTATCCCCGTCTGCGTCTTGATCGGGCTCTTCTTCACTAAGAAGGTGAATATAGCTGCTGCCAAGACCAGCCCATTCACCCAGGATAATATTTTGAGTGCTATAAGACTCCAGCAGAGCCTCATAAACCTTTATGAGTACCAGAAATCTGGCGACCCCACGTTACTGGATAAAGCCATAGAAGAAATGAATGTCGCCCAGCATCTACGGGAGAAGTGGATTGATATATGCGTGTCATAATGCCCTTCAACTACATCGACGAATATTACTGGGAACGATACAAGGACCAGATACAGCCCATCGCGGACAGGGTGGAGGGCTTCACCATAGTATCTAACACTGGCGTCACCCCGGAAAACACGGGCAAAGTCGAAGTAATTATCCACGGCAAAGCACGCCGTCCCCGTGGGCTGCCTGAGATGGCGGTACGTCACTTCTTCTCGTTTCAGGGCCTCATCATAGCTCGGAAGATATGGCGTCGGCATAAGATAACTGAGGACTTGAAGAGTGTGGACGGGGATCTGGTTTACGGTTTTAGTGGGGGAGCCTATCAACAGTGTGTCCATATACTACTTAAAAATAAGAAGGGGGTCCCCGGAGTTCACCGTATGCGGGGTAACGCAAAGCTGGAGCTTAAACATGTCGTGAACGGCATTATGAAGATCGCCCTCGCCCATATCTCAGACTGTACCATGCTGATGTATGACCGGCATGTACCAATCAACACCCACTACTATAAGTTGCTGCGCCTCTACGACATACCGAGGGAACAGATAAGCAGACCCATTGGCCTCGGGGTCGATACAGAATCCTTCACGCCTCGAAGCGAAAGCGACGGGTTCACCCTCGGATACTTTGGGCGACTCAGCCCAGAGAAGGGCACCCGCTTCATGCTGGACTTGATGAGGAAGACACCGGACACCCGTTACCTCGTCGTGGGTAAGAACATTATGGACGTAAAGTTCCCCAGAAACGTTGAGTATCATCGACCCGTCCACCACCGAGACATGCCAAGATACTATAGCAAGGTGGACGCGGTGCTGCTCCCCAGCTACGCTGAGGGTGTGAGCAACATATTCCCAGAATCCTATGCCTCGGGTAAACCAGTAATATGCAGCCACGCGGCCTACCCCGAGGACATACCCCTATACGGGGTCAAGCTACCCCACCGGCTGAACGCTTGGATCGAGACAATCCGCAGCCTCGATAAACCAACAGCCCAAGAATGGGGAACCCGTGCCCGCGTATGGGCTGAAGGCTATACGTGGGACATTTTCGCGGAGAAGATGATCACTGAGTTTAAGAAAGTGATAAGACATGACGACACCCTGGACCGGGCGCATGGAATACCTGCACAACCTCTGGACATCGTTCCAAGGACGCGGAGTAATCCCTGAGTACCGAAAATACATGACAATGCACATCAATGATGTGCTGATACACAACCCAGACTATACGCTGGTAGACTGCGGCTGTGGAACCGGACTAATCTACGAGCATCTACCCTATGAAGATTATAGGAGCCGGTACACTGGCTTCGACTTCACACAGGATGCTGTAGATTATTGCCTAGAAAAATATCCCGAAGGAACCTTCTATCGGGGCGATCTGCTTGACCCTGAGAGCTTCAAACGTGGCGATCTCATGGTGACGCAGAACGTGATCCAGCATATCCTGCTCTGGCAGGAGGCCATACGGAACATATACAGCAAGAAGCCGGAAGTGATCTTAATGTGTGAGCGCACCCAGACACAGCCCACAGAGATCGCGGGGTACGACCCCGCCGTAAGGTGGAGGTTCAACATAGACGATTACCGCAAAGTCCTAGAGTTCTACGGCGGTGACGATTACACACCCGTCGAGATCTTGGTACACCCACGAACCACGAAAAACGAGTTAGATATGCTAACCATCTACAGAACCAGACGGAGGATCTAAAAGCTCCTCGGCCTCCATGACCTGAGTCAAGATATACAGCACCGCCGCGCTGTTACTGCGAACCATACGGATCTCCAGCTCCTCCGCGTGTTTCTCACGGTACGCCTCGATTATCCGGTTCCACCCAGCCGGAACCTTCCAAGTCGTATAACGATCCTTATCACTCAACCCTATCCCTCGCCTTGTACCATTTATACAAGTGAAACACAACCCAGACTAGAAACAGATCACCAAAATAGGCACCGATAAGCTGAAACTTAGCCCCAGGACCATAGCAATACAAGATCACACTATAATGACGCACAGCCCAGAGAACAAAGGCAATAACATAGTATTTCCAAGTGAACCGCATAGGTAGGCATAAAAATTTATACTATAAAACCAATTCGTTAACTTAATCACTAACCCTGCTTTATGCGTCGTTTTTCTCTTCTAACTGACCCTTCAAAGCAGTTTTATTACTCTTCTTCCTTTTCTGTGTGGGGTTAGATGTCGGCGTATGAGTATTGGTTGAATGAGCTTAGTTTGAAGGCTGAGGCTACGCGGCTGAATTATCTGCGGTATTTTCATCGTTATCTGGGTGCGCGTGGGTGGTCGGCTGAGGCTTGACCGGGTTTAGGCATTGTCTCACCTATTTAGTGACTATGACTATTAAAGTAAATTGTTTAAAATAACTGTAACTATCACGGTGTTTGTAACCGTTACTGTTAAATAGTACCTATAACGGTTACTGTAACGGTGGACATGCCTAAGCCAAGCCAAGCAAGCGTCACCCTAAACAAAAAAGTCTACAACATCGCTAAAGAAGCCGCAGAAGCCGAAGGAAAAAGCACAGCAGGCTACATCAAAGACCTAATCCTTGAAAACGTGGAGGTGCCCGCCAATGGCTAAGCAGTTACAGGAAACGACGCCGTTCCATGACGTCATAGACCCGGCGCAGGCCCGCAGCCGCACCCGAGAACTCGTAGACATCTTCATACAGAGATTCTGGACACCCTCTGAACGCAGCGAACTGAAAACCCTCGTCGAATACCTGGAGGCTGTGAAGTGACTACTCAACGTTATCATAAGATCGCTGAGGAACCAAAAATCAATTACGACCTAGCTGAACCGGAACGGCACCGTTATTCAGAGCTTGACGTGGTGAACGAAGCCCTCCGCGAACTCCTATCACAACTCTACAGCGAACGAAGCGGCTACCTATGCAAAGACAAGGCCCACGTAGCCCTCAAGATACTCTACCGACTCGAAGAACACCATAAGATGGCCCGCGACGGCAGACCCGACTACCCGCCCTTTAGCTGGGAGATGGTAAAACACTTCGCAACCACGCCGCCGTTCACCTACATCGAATACTCCACACCGCTTGCGGGTGGAGGCAAAAGGCCGGGGCAGCCCGCATGTATACCTAACTCCGGCGAAGCGTTCTCCCCCAGAGAACCAAGCCAAGCTGCCCCGGCCCCACCCCAGGAGGACACCGCATGACTGACTGGGAGCTAAGATACATCAACCTCCTAGAGATCACAGCCGCACAGCTCAGAGACATGGAACAGGAACTACGAGAACGCGCCCAGGACATCGAAAAAGAGATCCGAACCCACAAACACCAGCGCGAATTACAGTCACGCCAAAACGTGACCCCTCCAGAGGCCGCCACTGTCTCAGACCCAGCAAACGCCTCGGAGGGAACACGCTGAACCCGCATCCGGTAGCCCACACCCAGAAGCGGGAGCAGGAGGGCCAGGGACTCGCCACCCCTGCGCCCTCCAAAGGGGTTACTCTAGAAACTTTGAGTAACCTCCCAGATTATAAAGAAATGGTAAATCAGTTATTATTATATTGTTATAATAACTATGGAATCTGCTCAGCCTCAAGTGTAGAACTTTTTTTTAGAAAATACAAAAAAATATTCGATCCAAATGCTCTTGCAGTAGCCTTTTACGTAAGACAACATAACATGGTAACAGCTAATTTCATAGAAGAAGACCTTGAGTTAGCAGAAGCCACCGTTTACGTTATCCTAAAAAAACTATGTAAACTAGGCATAATCAAGAAAGGACGCACAATAACAAGAAGAAACGGTACGGGGGTTTTAGGTGGCCCAAGACCAAGAACCTATGTCTGGGGAGAAGTAACGCCTGAAGACGTTATTAAATGTAGAGAACGCCACTTTAAGGACTCTAAACCGGGAATAAAAGAAGCAAGCCGAATAACCCAATTAATAATAGAGGAATACTGTGAACCCAACCATGAAAACGAAATACAGTTCTCTAAAATTATGGATTTTGCTAAGGAACATGCTCCGGGGTTCCATCCACTACCAATAGCTGAGGAAGTAGCATTCAATCTTCATAAACTAGAAGTAAAAATCTGGAGGTAACGCCTTGTCTCAGACTACTTTCACGGGTGACTCTATCCCGATAGAGAAGGAAACCGACGACACACCCAAACCCATGACCGAATACGAGACAGTGATATACAACTACGTTATCCAGCGATTCCACAACCCACCCACCACCATCGAAATAGAAGACGCACTACGCCACCGCAAACCACGCATAGAAGAGATCGGAAACAAACTACGCAGCCTACGACAGAAAAACAGACTACACAGCTACAAGGACAGACGAAAAAACCGGCTAGTCTGGGCCAAAAAGGAGGCGGGTGGTTGAAGCCATACATGGTGAACTTGATCAAAGCCCGTGAAGCCAAGAAGGTACAACCACCCATATCGGTACGGGCTGAGGAGCTACACAGGGCAGCGCGGGCATACCTGCTTAACGAGGAGGCGGTGGCTTGAGGCGTGAATGGGTGGATACCGTAATGGACATCTTCAACATACACCGGGTTCAAGGCGTAAGCTACATCGAAATAGTGTTACTGCTCCTCGAATCAGGAGAAACCTTCACCGTGAAAGAACTAGCGACCCGAACCCAGATATACAAGAAAAACATCTACCGGATGATCGAGACACACCCCCAGTTCTTCGAGAAAACACCGACCCACACATTCCCAGACGACTACGAAGAATACAGCGTAAAAAGAAAAAGGCGGTACAGAAAAGAAAACGGCCTACCAGTTAAAGGCACCATACCCACAAGATATCGACTCATCAAAGACACGACACCAATAATCGAACACATCAAAAAGAAAACCAGAGAAACCATACACCGACTCAACGAGCTACAGCAAACCTACCCACCCATACAGGAGAAACCCTTGGAGGCGGCGTATTGACTTGGATAAAAACACTGTACCATTATTACCGCCACAGCGACGGCTGGCTTAAACTCGTATTCCTCAGTTTCCTTGCCTCAATACTATGTGCCTGTGCCGTGGTCTACGGGCATTTCAAGGGGTGGTGGGTATGACTCAACGCAAATTATGTGCCAGAGAAGAGGCAACAAAACGGACTGATCCACAGGTGAATCCCTGTGCTGACGAGCTGGAAACAGCGAAATCAGCCCGACCCACACAAGGTGAAAAAAGTGAGCGAGAGATTAGAGAAGGTACAGAAGTACGTTGAGTCCACAGGCGTAACCCACAGCATAAAGAAATACGTTACTGAGGCTCATTTCCACTTCAGAAACCCACCCAAGGGCAACCTCAAGGACACCCTAGCCCTCATGGGCTTAACCCCACACCCAGAGAACCCTCACTGTATGGTTCTTCTCGGGCTTACCGCTAACATGTCTGAAACACGGTCCCAGGAGGCCCCCAGATGAGCGAGAAGTACCCACGGTACGCCGTTGAGCTCTGGCGGCAGGACGAGGAAGGCGGGTTCTGGACGCTTGAACGAGAGTTCATCCAATCCGGCAATACATCTGAAAGGAGGACACAGAAATGATCTGGGCATGGATTATCGGACAACTACTAAACATCGCCTTGTACGAGACAGGAATTATTGATCTTGGCACCATGCTGATTCTGTTTGTTCTCTGGACAAACACCGCCTTACTATGGGAATTTACCATAAACACCCATGTCAAGAGGACGATGGAAACACCATGAAAGACTACGGTACTTGGGCGCATCTCAACGAAGAGGGCATGAAGGAACTTGGCGACATCTTCCCAGAGAAGACCATACCCATCGTAAGCCTAATCCAAATCAAATTCACACACCCGACACTCAACACACCTGAAACGGCCTACATTCTCCAAGGTAGAGACCTTACTGAAACTGAACTTGAAAAACTCATCGACAAGACAGCTAAGAAGTTCAACGATGAATCGAAGAGAGACGAGATCAAGGACTGCATACTGAAAAACCAGATACCAGTCAGGACATGCCTAACATCAGGAGCTGGTACAAAGAATGTTCATCTCTATATGCTAGATGATGGGTTCGATGAGGACGAGGATGATTGGGAACCAGACTATGACGAAGAGGAGGAGGAATGGTATTGACATTGACCATTTTCCCCAACGAAACACGGAGGGATGAACAATAGACCGCGAGGATCTATACTTCAACATATTCGTCCTCCTGATCGTTTGCCTTGGTGTACTTGCTCTAATTCCACCCTTCGATGGGCTGATTACAACGCAGAGAGGGATAATAATAAAGGTAAAAGAACAAAATTGGCCTTACCCTTACACCCAAATACAGCTTACAACCTTCTCCGAATCCACCACAAGCATAACCATAGAGGGAAACAACTTTGGCTTCCAGATAGGGCATGTCATCGAGATAACTTACCAACATAAAGCGTTTCACTTCTATGATACCATGCGTTCCTTCAGAGATCTAGGGCCATCCGCACTATACACGGGAAGGCGGCCATGATGGAGTTCAAACTATCTGCTAAACATGAAGAATTTATCCTAACCTACATTGATTCAAATGGTGCTGATGTTACCTATCAAACACCAAGCTTGGGCGACATATTCAACAGGATTCAAAGAGAATACAAAAACATCCTACCAATATGCGACATGCAGTATGAACCCCTCTGCCAATATTATAGAGGCAAATTATTTCCCTGTAGGTATGGGCAGGTTCACGGTGTTTTCTGCCCTTACGTTCACGGTGAATCCATTAATAACGGTGGTAAAAGGTCATGAGAGAATGCGATAGATGCGGAGATAAGGTAGAGTACACAGAACCCATCGAGTTCACCGACGATTTCGGGGATCACGAACTATGGGAGATCTGTATAGAGTGCATCAACGAGATCGCCAACGGTGAACCAGTCCAGGCAGATGATTATGATATTTTCTGTCATAGAATGGCCCAGCTCTACGTTGAAGACCCAGTGAACAACTCGCACCTATGGAGGTACGCGATGTGACCGTTTGCTGCGCCGAACTCAGGAGGGAGACAAAATGAGTGTTGAAAAACCTGAACGAGTATGCCACTTCCAAAAACTTGAGGAAACAAAAACACTATTGGGTAAAATAACTGAATATAAAATTAAATGTGAACTAACCGCCAGGAAATCCTCTTGGATAGAGCTTTTCCTTTTTCATTTTAGTTCCACTGAGTTTAGGGACTGTGACCCAGAAAAATGTCCCATTTTTCAGACATATTCCATTGTATCCCAGCAACCACGGACGGAGGAAAAATAGATGCCTCCATGTAATATTTGTGGGAAAATACAATATAGACGAAGAAGATGGGATGAAAACACCCTCGTTTGTTTTTCATGCTATTGTTTAATGAAGTTCCCCAAGAACGCGGCTCATGAGGTCAAGAGACTAGAAAAAATAATAGAGAAATATAAACAAAACTTCAAAATCAGAACACCGGATATTCAATATAGATTTAACTCACCCTTTAGCGCGATTCCACCGTTTCACATTCTAACAAACGCAATATATGGATTAGAGATAGATGGATATTATCACTCATTTTCAAAGGTATTAGCTGATTACTATGGCATTGAGTATCCTAAATACTATAGAGATCCAGAGAAGGTTCCAGATAATGCCATAGCTTGTTATCATCGTTCAACAAATGAAGTTTATAGTAAAAACAGCATCAATAGGAAAACAGCTTTTCATGAGATGTGGCACGCTTTAGAAAGTTTTGGTATAGTGCCTTATGATCCTGAAGCCTCAGAAAGAGATGCTGATCGATACGCGGAGGGGTGCGTTTCCAGATTATCTAAAGGTGAACGGACATGAAGTATGAAGAATGGAAAGAAATCGGTAAAAAACTGATGATAGCGAGGGATCTAATTCTCACAGAATCACTATTCCATAAAAAAACAAGCCCAGCGGGTGTAGCCATAAGAAGAGGACTACGACACCTTGATGAAGCAAGAAATAATTTGGATGATGCTGTCTGTGAACTATATCCAGATCCAGAACTAAAGGCTGAGGCTATTTTCTATCCTGGAACCATTAAATCAGATATTTCACGGTCAAAGGAGGTGAAGACATGACACTAAGCCCAAATTGTCCTTTAAGAGTGTGGGCACGACCCTTCGGTGGCGATGAATTAGACGACACCACCCTTGAGAAGCTATGGAGTGACACTCTTGATAGGGTAAAATTCCAAGAAAAGGTATCCCAAGAGAAACACAGCGTTAGGAGGGAGAAGAGTTGATTGTCACTTGTCCTGCTTGTGGTAGAGAGGTAGATACCGATGAGTGTGTCTATACTTCAATCAGCCTAGAGGGAACACATCCTTATCTGTTAAGCTATGCCCCAACCTGCGAATGTAGCCATAAGATAATGACCCTAGATCTGCTATGTCACCCTACCGTAATCCCTGATGCTATTCTCGGGGGGCTTATGCTTTTCTCCATAAGAAAACACACTAAACGGAAGGACAGTCCAAAATGACATGGGAAAACGACACATGCGGGTTCGCTCTGAATAGGCTTAGGTGCGAACTCTCTGAAATTGACTCTCTGGTGAGATTCCTAGAGGGGCAAGAACGTACCAAGAAGATTGATGACTTGATCGACGAAGATGTTAAGGAGTCAATCTGGGCATACTTGGGGGAAACCTGAGTATGCTCCTTTTTTCCCGAGTAGAAACCAAAAAGAGGACATAAATGAACAAGTTACCGCTGAATCAAGTCCTATGCGGGGATTGCCGGGAAGTAATGGCTTCGTGGCCTGAGGCAGGCATAGATTTAGTGGTAACAAGCCCACCATATTGGGGACTTAGAGATTATGGGCATGAAGATCAGATAGGATTAGAACCCCATCCCCAGAAGTACATTGATAATCTTGTCAACACTTCCCAGGAGATAAGGAGAATACTAAAGCCCAAGGGAAGCTATTGGTTAAATCTTGGGGATACTTACTTTTCTAAACAAGGTAACAATTCTACATATAATAAAGATACAACATTAAAAGGGAATAATGAACGATGGCATTATGAAAGAGAAAGCGACGGCTCTAACTGGCTTCAGCCTAAGCAGCTCCTAGGAATACCTTGGCGAGCAGCCACAGCCCTTCAACATGACGGGTGGATTCTACGCAACTGCGTGATCTGGTACAAACCAAACCACATGCCCTCTTCAGTAAAAGATAGATTAACCACTTCCTATGAATTTATTTTCTTTCTAGTTAAACAAAAAAAATATTATTTCAACCTTGATAGAATTAGAGTACCACATCAAACAAAGGGAGATTATAAAGACTATACTGATAAAATTCATATAAGTGAAAGAAGTAAAAGGGATGAAGTTTTAACAAGAAATAGTTTAGGAAAACCCAATCACCCCATAGGGAAAAACCCCGGAGATACTTGGCCGGCCCATGGGCCCAATACTGGATCAAACAACAAAGAGCCATACAAACAAAACAATCCCCATCTTTCAAGAATATTACATGGAACCGAAGCAGGGCACATTAAAGGAAAGAATCCAGGCGACTTTTGGGAGATACCCACTTACCCCTTCCCGGGGGCGCATTTCGCAGTATTCCCGCCAGCTCTTATAGAGCCAATAATAAAAGCCGCGTGTCCTAAAAACGGCGTCGTTCTTGACCCCTTCGCAGGATCCGGCACAGCCCTCCGAGTAGCCCGTAAGCTAGGGCGTCGTTTCATTGGCATTGATATTAACTCTGAATATGTGGAGATGAGTGAAAGAAGGGTAAGAGCTGATAGCTATTCTCCACCGCCAGAAGGCGTACCGACTTTAACGGAGCTGCTAGACCGTGAGTAAGCAAACAAAACGGACAGAAACATAGATGAAAGTGCTGAACCTCTACGCGGGCATCGGTGGAAACCGGAAGCTATGGGAAGACGTAGAGGTAACAGCAGTTGAGATCGTGCCTGAAATAGCGGCTATTTACCAGGATTTCTTCCCAGATGATAAAGTCATAATAGGTGACGCACACCAGTATCTATTAGATCATTACAAGGAATTTGATTTTATATGGTCCTCTCCACCATGTATCACTCACAGCAGATTTAAAGAGTGGGCAATAAAAATTGAAAAACAGAACCCAGTTTACCCTGATCTAGTTCTTTATGAGGAAATCATTTTTTTAGAAAAATTCTGTAAGTCTAAATGGTGTGTTGAAAACGTAATAGGTTATTACAACCCATTAATTAGACCTCAGAATGTAGGTAGGCATTATTTCTGGGCTAATTTTCTAATAACAGATAAATACATACCATCAAGTGACATTCAATACGGCACTATTGATGATTGGGAACGAATCTCAGGATTTGATTTATCAAAATATACCGGCATAGATAAAAGAGCAATCCTAAGAAGCTGTGTAAACCCCATATTAGGAAAACACGTTCTTGACTGTGCTAGAGGAAATACCCAGGTTCCTTTAACCAAGTTTAGTGAGGTAAAAGTCCATGAATAGCAAATCTAAAAGGATGGCAGAATACGACGGGGGTAAGACTTAAATAGTTACCTGACAGTTAATAAGACGTGAATAAGACATGGTAAAAGGGGTGTTTGAACAAATCGTAAGAACAAGCGGGAATAGCCTAGTTGCTACGATCCCGAAAGAAGTCGTAGACGGTATGAAAATATCAAGCGGTGTGAGTGTTCGGTTTTTGATAGAATATGCACCACCTGAGATAGAGTTTTCAACCGAAAAGGATGGTCACAAATACAGTGTTTCCTTATTCGATGATGGTGGTCTAGCTACCTTCCTAGATGATAGCATTCAAGAAACCTTAGAATTATCGAGCCCACCACATCTATTAGCTCTATACGACTTTATACAGAAAATTGTACACGATCCTGAACTCATAGAGAAAGCACACGAATTCGATTATAGCGACGAGGAAATGGCATTCGACGAAGACGAGGAATAAATTTCATGAATAGTGAAAAACTAAGGTATTGGGCTAGTCTAATTTACATCCCCGATAACCTACATCTACGGGATGCACCCGGGAGCAGCAAGCACCAAGAGAAGATCAAGGAGATACTAGAGCTGGTGAGAGAGGCGAGTGAAAACCCTACCGTGGAGGTCTATGAACGCCTCCGTTCTGTACGGCCTATCGCCTGCCCAGACAACGAACCCGGCTTCCCAAATTACTGCAAGTATCTACAGTATGTCATAACGCAGCTTGATGGATTCATCCATTTAAATGAGGGGCAAGAGGATGGATGAAATAAAATCTGTAGAGGATTTAATGGCTTTATACGACAAGCCCCGGCCTTCATTAATGCTTTATGAGGCTGATCTAAAACCCACAGAAGTCTATGTTAAAGAACTTCTTGATAAACTTGGTATAGATCCCGTTGAATGGGACCGTAAATACGGAGGCCAAGAGGAATAATGGATATGGAATTTATAGAAAAAGAGGATCCAAGACCACCTGAAAAACGGCGACATGGCGGGATTCACTATTGTAGTAAGTGCGGGCATCCTAATAACTTAGGTCAACAGCGAAGAAAAAGATACAAACTTGGGGAAAAACAGTGTAAACTTGGTGAAGAACCAAAATGCATCAAATGCGGTCACGGTTTATGGACCGATTTTGAACCGAAGTACAGACAAGGGATCTTAGGATCTATCCAGAAAAAGGAGAGTCAAGAGGATGCAGACTGAGATACAGAAACGCCTCGCACCAGTCAAAGTAAACTACAGTCTTGGTCCCTATAACAAGGTTAAGGGAGATCAACAGTGGATCCGCATTACTGAGGGGTGTCCTTGGAACCATGAATACTGTTACGAGCCGACAGAGATCAAGGTATTTGGTATCCCAGAGATAGTTCGCAATAAAGTCGGTGTAATGGACATGAATCTTCTCTGCAAACCTGAGTCACTAGATATAATCAATGAACTTAGAGAAAAACAGGTGAACGGTAAGGTAGTTCATTATGAAATGTTATGCGGCATCGACTACAGATTCCTTACTCCAGAGATAGCTCAAGCTCTCTATGATGCCCGTTTCGGGGCCTTCAACAAGAAAGGTGAATGGTATCGTTCCATGCGGTTTGCCTGGGACATGGACTTTGGTGAACAGAGAGACATACGAGAAACAATCAAGATCCTAGAGACAGCGGGCTACAAAAACGAGGAATTAATGGTCTTTATGATCTGCAACTGGAGGATCCCATATTCAACAAATCTCCGTAAACTCGATTTATGTAAAGTCTGGGGCGTAAAGGTAGCCGACTGTTACTATGATAACCAGACTGGGCCACAGTTCATACCGCTTCACTGGACCCTTGAACAGATATATGATTTTAGGCGAAAGGCAAGGAAACACAACCAGATGATACGATTCAAGATAGACCCTCAGACATCAATTAACCAACATAGCGAGATTATCCATGTCCATTTAAAGGGAGAACCGAAGGATGAATGAACTACATTTGTTTCTCGGCCTGTTTTGTATTTGGACTTGGTGGGTCTATGTTTCTCATAGACAAAATAAACGATTTGAAAAAGAAATAGATGAGCTGTGGCGTGCAGTCCTAAAAGCGGAGGACACTAAGGAATGAAGTACTTAGATACTGTAAGACTCGTTAAACTAAGGGATCACCTAGACTATATGAAGTTCCTAGTAAAAATCCGTAAAGCAAACGAGGAGAAGGACATAGAATGATTGTAGCTATTAGTAAAGAAGAGGGCGTAGTATTGAATATTTTAAAAGATGTTTTT